CGCCAAAACGTTTGACCTTGTTTTCTACCCCCCTACCCCCGATAATGGCCCCCTTTGTTTATATTGGCGGATCCAAAAAAATTTATATATTGTTTTAATGTCGTTGATGATTATAGAGGATGGATATGGATTGGGATGATGACGATTTTGGGTTAGGCTCGTTGATCAGCAGCGAGGATACTGAAATTGCTATGCGTGAGGACCGTGATTTGGTTTTTGCGCGTGAGTATGTGCGTCTGAAGGCTTTGAAGTCGAAGAACGCTGCGGAGTTGGCGTGTGTCCGGGCTGGGATTACGAATCCTGAATATCACATCAAGGTAGTTGCGGATCGGCAGTTGGCTCGGCCTGAGGTTCAGCGTTTGATTGAGGATGCTGAGACTTCTGGGATACTTATTGAGCGGACGGAATACACGCGGGATTTGTTTCTGGATGAGCTGCAGGCGGTTCATGAGCGGGCATTGGACGCGAAGAACTTCACGAGTGCGATTAGCGCGGTGAAGACGCAGGCGCAGTTGCTTGGGTTTATGGATCAGACGGTGAATGTTAACCATACGGTGACGGCGAAGGATCTGGACTTGCAGACGTTGCGTGCGATGGTTGCGGATAGGGCGAAGCCGGCGATGGTTATTGATGCGGATTATAGGGAGGTTGAGTGATGGATGTTGATGGCCCGATACGCTTACGCATTGACGGCGAGAAGGAGCGTAATTTTGCCAGCGTCCCTGACGCGGTTGCGGCTTGCCGGACGTATTTCATGGGCGGCGGTCGCGGTGCGTGTAAAATTGCGCAGGACCATTTGATTTATACAGTTGAAGTTTCGCAGGATTGGGATGGCTGCGGGTTACCGTGATGGCTGATGACGGCGTTAAAAATATGCGGCGCATTGAACGCGGGTTGCACTGGGCGATAGGCCGCTATGTGGTTGCCGAAGTACGCACGGTTGAGGGCGGCGACGGGCGATATAAAGAGACTTGGACGCGGAGCCTGTTTCCGAAGGACCAGAGCCGCCCGATGCACCGACGCCACCCGACGGGCTATTGCATGGAAACGGGCAAGGCGAATGGGTCCATTTCACCGAGCTGTTCGTTTTACAGTGCGTTGTGTAAATATGGCGAATTTACGTGGGGCAGCGCTGAATGAACGATAACCTGACGATGGACGATTTGCTGGCGGAGCTGGTGGCCCGCGAGGAGGCGATGGCATCGTTTGCTGCGTATATTGAGTATGTGAGTGGTTTGAAGCCGCCCCCGCATTTGAAGTTGATCTGTGACAAGCTGGATGAGGTTGCGCAGGGTAAGATACAGCGTCTGATGATCTCGATGCCACCGGGTCATGGTAAGTCGTTTGCCGCGTCGCATTACTTCCCGGCCTATTACTTGGCGAAGAACCCGACGAAGAACGTAATTTTTGCGACGCACAAGCAGGAGCTGTCGGACAGTTTCGGTCTGAAGGTTCGGAACGTGATCAAGGGCGACGAGCACAGGCGGTTGTTTCCGGATGTGGGGATTAGTGCGGACAAGACGGCAGCGGGCGAGTGGATGACGACGCAGGCTGGTGGTTATCACGCGACAGCTGTTGGCGCGAACGTAACTGGCCGGCGTGGGGATATATTGATTGGGGACGATTTGCTGTCGGGTATTCAGGCAGCTGAGTCGGACAGTGAGCGGAATAAGTTATGGGCATGGTACGGCGCGGATTTTTTCACGCGTCGTAAGAACAAGGACACGCCGATCATCCTGATTGGGACGCGCTGGCATTTGGGTGACCACATGGGTCGCTTGGATCAGGGCGAACGGGATGGTGAGGGCGAGAAGTGGGAGCGGGTAATTTTGCCTGCGCTGGCGGTGGATAACGACATTTTGGGGCGAGAGCCCGGAGATGCGCTGTGGCCGGAACAGTTCCCGAAAGAGGAACTGGAGAAGATCCGCCGCCAGCCTTCCACGACGAGCCGTATCTGGTCGTCGCTGTATCAGCAGAATCCGGTTGTGGATGATGGTGGTATCATCGATCAGACGTGGTTTAAGTGGTGGCGCTCCCCTGATCCGCCGGAAGTGAAGTACGTTATACAGGCGTGGGATACGGCGCTGACGGCGAACAAGACATCGGCGTATAGCGCGTCAACGACGTGGGGCGTGTTTGACGACGATAACGATATACCGAACCTGATACTGTTGTCGGTGTGGCGCGACCGGGCTGAGTGGCCGATACTGCGGCGCATGGTTCAGCGGATGGCGACGGATTACAGGGATGATAACTATCGCACGCCCATCAAGGTATCGAAGAATCGCAGGCCTGATACGGTGCTGGTGGAGGCGAAGGCGAACGGCCAGATGCTGATACAGGATTTGGGCCGTGCGGGAATTGTTGCAACGCCGTTTAATCCTGATAAGTTTGGTGATAAGATCGCACGCGTTCGATTGGTGACTGACTTGATTGAAAATGGTAGGGTTTGGCTACCGGCGATGAAGCCGTCATATGATGAGTTGAGGCCGTGGGCGCGTGACTTTATGGAGCAATGTGTGCAGTTTCCTGCAGCTGATTCGAGGGACTGGGTTGATACGATGACTATGGCATTCTTGCGGGTTAAGCAGTCTGGTTGGGTACACAATACGGAGAATCCGTATGAAGAGGTGTATGACGTACCGCTTGAACGCGCATCGTTTTATTGATAGGAGGCATAATGGCCCGCAAACCGATGACACTCGCAGACACGCTACGCCCTCAGTTTGAGGGCATTGGTGGTGTCGATGTTGATATGCCTGAGGGCGACTCAGAATACGAAATTGAAATGGACGGCCCTGAGATGGTCGATGGCGCTGAGATCACCGAACTGGATGATGGTGGCGTTGAGATTGATTTCGATCCTGCGGAAGACGAAGAAGAAGAAATCACGCACGAATCGAACCTTGCGCTGTACATGAGCGACATGGACCTCACGGGACTGGGCGAGATGTTGCTCAGCGGCGTTGAGGAAGATAAGCGGAGCCGTAGCGAGTGGGAAACCACGATGTCTGAGGGCATCAAGCTGATGGGTCTGAAGATCGAAGACCGTCAGACGCCGTTCAAGGGTGCGTGCGGCGTTTACGATCCGCTCTTGGCTGAGGCTGTGGTGCGTTGGCAGGCTGTGGCTTGCGGTGAGCTGTTGCCGGCGAGTGGCCCGGTTAAGACGCAGATCACGGGCGTGGCGAACGAGCAGCTTGAGGCGCAGGCGTCGCGGGTTAAGGACTTCATGAACCTTTACCTTACGGAATTGGCCCCTGAGTTCTACGAAGAGTTCGACCAGATGCTGTTCTGGTTGGCGTTGGTGGGTTCGACGTTCAAGAAAGTATATCAGGATCGGCTGCTGGGACGCCCGGTGAGCCGATTTGTTTTGCCGGATAACTTCATTGTTGCGTATGGCACGACCGATTTGGAAACATCGCCGCGTTTCTGCCACATTACGCCGATGACGCGCCGCAATTTCCGCTTGGCGCAGCTGGCAGGTGTGTATCGCGACATTAAGGTTGGCGATCCGCAGCCGGATGATGAAGGCCAGACGCCGATTCGTGCGGAAGTCGATGGCGTTCAGGGCGTTGAGCCGGGCGCTGAGGGTACGGAAGAGTACCGAATTTACGAGGTTTATGCGGATCTGAACCTTGAGGGCTTCGAGAACGAGGATGGCATTCCTCTGCCGTATATCGTGACGATTGATGAGGGCAGCCGTAAGGTTCTGTCGATCTATCGGAACTATGAAGAGAATGACCCGACGTTTAAGCGTCAGGATTGCTTTGTTCACTATAAGCTGATGCCCGGCGTTGGCTTCTATGGCCTTGGCTATGCGCACTTGCTGGGCAACTCGGCCAAGACGGCGACATCGATCCGTCGCCAGCTGATTGACGCGGCGACGCTGAATAACTTCCCCGGCGGCTTGCGCGTTAAGGGCATGCGTCTGGACGACAACAACATTGGGATTGGCCCGACGGAGTTCCGTGAAATCGACACGGGCGGCATGCCGATTCAGAACGCAATCATGACGATGCCGTATAAGGAACCTTCGCAGGTTTCTTTGGCTTTGCTGAAGGAAACGTATGAGAGTGCGCGGAATCTTGCCAACACAGCCGAAATTGCGGTGGGTGAGGGCAGACAAGATGCTCCAGTTGGAACGACTGTGGCTCTTATGGAAGCGGCAACCCGACTCCAGTCGGCGACGCTCAAGCGGTCGCATAAGGCGTTCAATCGGGAACTGAAGATGATTGCGAATTTGTTTGGCAAGTATCTGCCAGACGAACCGTATCCATTCCCAGTTCGCGGCGGCATGTCAGCAATTATGCGGGAAGACTTCTCGGATAACATCGACGTTATCCCTGTTAGTGACCCGAACATTTCATCGTCGGCGCAGCGCATGATGCGGGCTGAAGCACTGTTGCGCTTTGCGACACAGCAGCCTGACCAGCACAATCTGCGCGCAGCCTATCGTCAGATGTATGTCGAGATGGGCATTGATGAAGAGAAGATTGAAATGCTGTTGCTTCCTGAGCAGGCGAAGCCAAGGCCGCTGGATCCTCTGTCTGAGAACCAGAACGCACTGACGGGCAAGCCATTGGTGGCCGGCGCGTATCAAGATCACGACGCACACATCGCGGCCCACGCCCCGATTGCTGAAGAGAACCCGGCTCTTCAGGCGCATATCAATGAGCACTTAGCTCTGAAGATGCGCTTGCAGGTTGAGCAAATTATCGGTCAGCCACTTCCACCCCCCGGCCAGCCGATGCCGCCAGAGATTGAAAATCAACTGGCGGTTATGGTGGCGCAGGCTATGCAGCAGCTTGCTCCATCTTATAAAGCTCAGCCTCCGGGTCCAGATCCTATGCTTCAAGTGGAGCAGATGAAGGTTCAGCAGCGTGAAGCTGACAGCAAACTTGATGCCCAAGTCAATATGGCGAAGGCTCAATTAGAAGCACAGACTGACGCGGAAGACCGTGCTTCGAGAGAGCGGATTGCGGCAATGAAGCTGCAGTCTGAGGCCCTGCGTAACAATGGAGGTTTCCAATGAAAATGTCTGATATGCGGGCCAAGGCTCGTGCAATTTTCGGCCCAGCAATTGCTGAGCCAATGCCTAAGCAACCTAACGGTGCGAAGGCGCTTCAGGAGCGTGCAAACGCCCGCCCAATCCCTACCTATAAGGTTGGCGGCGCTGTAAAGAAGAACACGCCTCCGCAGCCGACTGCAGCTGAGCGTGAGGCAGATCGCAAGCGCCGCGAAGAGTATGCCAAGATGAAGGTGTCGAAAGAACAGGCCGCAGCCATTACTCGTGGCAATCGCGCTGCTGACATTGAAGGTGGTCGGTATAAGAATGGCGGCAAGGTTCAGACATCCGCTGACACTGCCCGCAAGCTGGCCACAGAAATGGGCGGCATGAAAAAGGGCGGAGCCATGAAGGCCGTTGATGAAGCTAAGAACCCCGGCTTGAAGAAGCTGCCTGCGGAAGTCCGTAACAAAATGGGCTACATGAAAAAGGGCGGCAACGCAAAGAAAGACGGCCTAGCTGTCATGATCGCTATTGGTTCGCCGATGAAGGGCATGAAGAAACCAGTAAAGAAAATGGGCGGCGGCATGGCTTATGCCAAGGGCGGCATGGCGTGCGCTAAAGACGGCGGCGAGATGATGAAGCCAGTCAAGCGCGCTCAGGGCGGCGTTGGCAAAGTCCGCAAGGGCATGATGACGCCAGAAGGTAATATTGTTGATGCCATGAACAAAGTTCGCGGCAAGTAAGAAAGGAGAATACCATGAGCACACCGAGACCAAGAAGAGCAAATGAAACCGACGCGGAATATCAAGCAGTTTTGAATGCAACGGTTAGAGATTTCAACGAAGCGAATAGAAGGGCGCAGGCTGCGACAGCTCGGACCACTATGCCGAAGACCACTACGCCGAAGACAACTACGCCGACGACAACGCCGACGACGACTACGCCGCCATCTGGTCCACCAGCACCGGGGCCCGTTCGTTCAGATTATAAAATACCTCTAAAAATGCAACTGCCTGCTAAGCAACCGACGCCCATCAAGCGCGCTGCTGGCGGCGCTGCTAAAGTTCGCAAAGACATGATGTCACCTGAAGGAAAAATCCTTCACGCCATGAATAAGCTACGCGGCAAGTAACAGGGGAACGCGACCGTGCCCGCAAGATCGAAGCGTCAGTTTCGCCTTATGAGCGCGGTCGCGAACAACCCAGCCTTTGCAAAGAAGGTTGGGATTTCGCAGAAGGTGGGCAAAGAATTCGCCGCTGCAACGAAAAGCTATAAAAAACTACCGGAGAAAACAGTTGAGCGCAGAGGAACTAAGCCGCAGAGCGGTTGAGCGTATCAGTGAGCTGCGAGATCGCGCCACCGAATACTCATTAAATGCACGTTTTAGGCCGTCGAGCCAAGGGGATCGTTATGTTCCTGCATCGTCGGCAGAAGAGATTGCCCTTCAGGTTCTGGAGGGGAATGCGTTGGTGCGTGGCTATACGGCTGCAATTCAGGTCATCGCCGACGAGTATAAACGTATGATGCAGCCTGATGATGATAAAATACCGGAGCAAGAAAAAAGGAGTCATTACTAATGAACATGAGTAACATTGAACCGCATGAAGAAGAGCTTGCGAAGCAATTCATCGATGAACAGTTTGTAGAGATGACCGGCCAACCGTTTGATATGCGGCCAGCTGGGTATCTTGTGGCTGTAAAAATTTACATCCGCCCTGAAGAGTTGAAGACGATCAAGAAGGAAGACGGCACGGAAGTGACGCTTTACCTGCCTGACACGGTTCGCGCTGAAGATAAGTTCTCCTCGGTTTCGGCCTTGGTATGCGCTGTTGGACCGGAAGCCTATCAGGGTGAGAAGTTTGAGCGTTCGGGGCCTTGGTGCAAGGTCGGAGACTGGATCTTAATCCCACGCTACGAATCGACGATGGTTGCCTATCGTGGCGTTGCGATGGCTCTCTTGCCTGATGATCGCGTTATGGCTGTTATTACAGGCCCAGAAGATGTCGAATCCGGTAAAGCTGCCAATAATTATTAAGGAATAGAGCATGGATGAAGAAAACGAAATCCCAGAACTTCCTTTAACGGAAGAAGGGCCGACCGAAGACATCGACATCGAGATAACCGAAGACGATCTCGGTGAGAGCCTAGCGGACTATCAGGAAGAAGAAGCCGAAGAGGAGCCTGAGCAAGAAGAGCCTGAGGAAGAGGCGCTTGAGGAAGAAGAAGAGCCTGAGGAAGAAGAGGCTCCGAAGCGCAAACGTTCACCTGACAAGCGTATAGCTGAGCTGGCCCGCAAGGCTGCTGAGGCTGAGCGTCGTGCGCAGGAAGCTGAGTCTCGCCTGCAGAATGAAGCGCAGATGCGCCAGCAGTCTGACCTTGCGATGATGACGCACTACAAGAACAACCTCATCAACGAAGCCAGTGCTGTTAAGCAGAAGCTGGTGGATGCTCATTCTATGGGCGACAGTGAGCAGATCATTGAACTGCAGAGCGTTTACTACAAATTGCAGAACGATCTTGTCGGCGTTGAGAACTGGGAAGCTGAGCAGAAGGTTTCTGCCCCAAGGGTTCAGCAGCAAGTTCAGCCTAGAGCACAGCCTCAGCCGACACTTGAGCCTCGCACAGCTGGATGGATTCAGAAGAACGAGTGGTTCCAGCCACAGTCTCCTGAGTTCGATCCTGAGATGCACGAAGAGGCAACGCTGTATGCGCGTCGCATCGAGCGTCGGTATCGCTCTGAAGGGCGTGACGACGAAATCGGTGGCGTTGATTACTTTACGGAAATCGACCGGCACATGCGCAAGGAATATCCTGACGCATTCTCGACTGTATCAACCCCAAGCAAGAGAACTCCACCGATGTCTCGTGAATCTAATGTTGCCCCTGTCCAGCGTAGCGCGCCGAATCAGCAAGGCAAAAACTCTGCAACAATACGCCTCACAGCTGACCAGCGTCGCATGGCGCACCAGTTGGCTCAGTCAGGTGCAATCCGCAATCCGGATGGAAGCCGTATGACGCCCGCTCAAGGCGAAAGATATTATGCGGTTCAGGTAAAAAAACAAAGTAAAGGATCTTAATAATGGCAAGAGCATCACGAGTCTCGCAAAGTCGAGCAGCAGAATCACGCGAATCGGGTATGCGCAAGCGCCCTGAAACGCACTTCCAATCCAAGCTATATGTTCCAAAGGATAAGATTCCTTCTGGCATGACATATGCTTGGGTACGCGAATCAACCCTCAATGAACCCGATCCAGACAACATGACGGATCGCATGATCAAGGGCTGGGCTCCAGTTCCTGCGTCGCGCCACCCTGAAATGGTTCCACCTCCGCTTCCCGGCTATGAAGGCTTGGAAGTTCAGGTCATCCGTCGCGGCGGTCTAATGCTCTGCGAATGCCCGACACGGGACGTTCAGGAGCGCAACGAAGATCGCGATCTGGAAAACATCGAAACCCTGCAGGACGTGGCATGGACTGGTCAGAGCGACCCGAACCTCCCACGCTTTGAGGACAAGGACAGCGGCGTATCGTTTGAGCGCGTCACGTCGTTTAAGGATTAATCTCCGGCCACAGTGCACTGATACGCGCTGTGGGAACTTCCCCTGCCCGGGCAACTGGGTGGGGGTTTTTTTATGCTGTTGACGTAGGTATTGAATTAAGTTAATTCTTATGTCCTCGACGCAGGTCACGTATCCTGCACCTCGATAGTGGTCACGTAGCCACTCCTACGGCGGGTAGCCGATTCGATGTCGCGTCACGTATCGCGTCACCTAGCAGGCAGGTTAAAGCCGAATCATTCATTTTAGCATGGAGAAACCGTATGTCTTACGGCACGAATGCGCCTAATGGTTTTCAGCCCGTCAAGAAACTTGATGGATCTGCTTGGACTGGCGCGACTAACCCTTACCAAATCACAAGCACCTACGCGACTGCATTGTTCCGTGGCGACCCTGTAACAACTCTTGCTGACGGCACACTCGGCGTCGGCGTTGCTGGCGCTACCTGCGTTGGCGTGTTCTGGGGTGTTAAGTACACCGACAGCACTGGCGTCGTAAAGTTCATGAACTACTGGCCCGGCAACCCCGGCGTCCTCACCGGCTCTGTCGTTGAGGCCCTCGTGATTGACGATCCAAACACAGTGTTCTCGATTCAAGAAACCAACGCTTCTGGCGCAGCCGGCACTCCGCTTGCTCTTGCCGACCGTGGTTTGAACATCAACTTCTTGTACACTGCTGGTTCGACTTCGACGGGTTCATCCGCCGTTTCGATCAACAACGCATCGGAAGCCGATACAAGCACGCTGAACTGCAAAATCCTCCAGCTCGACCCGACTCCGGGTAACGCTGTTGGCGCTTTTGCTAACTGGCTCGTTGTCCTCAACAACCACTTCTATCGTGGTGGCGTAACCGGCGTCTGATAAGCCAGTAGGGAGAATTCAAAATGGCTATTAATACAACCGCAATCCGCGATCTGCTCCGGCCCGGTCTAGCCGCCGTTTTTGGCGACTATCCGATGTACCCCGGTCAGTGGTCGGAAATCTTCGAGAAGCATTCATCCGATAAGGCTGTTGAAATCGAAGTCGAAGTCAAGCTGCTCGGCTTGGCTCAGATCAAGGCAGAAGGCGCCTCGACTGCTTACGGCGAAATGGGTCAACGCTATGTAACGAACTATGTAAACCGTTACACCAGCATTGGTTTCATCATCACCCGTCAGGCGATCAAGGACAACTTGTACCAATCGTCGTTCCCACTGCAGGCGAAGGCTCTTCGTCAGTCGATGGAACAGACTAAAGAAGTTCTCGGCGCATCCGTTCTGAACAACGGCTTCTCGTCGAACTTCCCAATTGGTGACGGCCAGCCACTGTTCTCGACGGCTCACCCCATCGAAAACGGTACTGTTGCCAACACCTTCTCGGTACAGGCCGACTTGAACGAAACGTCGCTTCAGGATGCCATTGTTGGCGTTCAGCGCTTCCGTGATGCTGCGGGCCTCCGCATCATGACGAAGCCTACGAAGCTCATCGTTCCAGCCGAACTGCAGTGGACCGCGACTCGCTTGCTGCAATCGCAGTTCCGCGTCGATACGGCAAACAACGACATCAACGCGATCTATAACAACTCGGCGGTTCCGCAGGGTCATCGCGTCAACATGTTCTTGACCGACACGAACAGCTGGTTCTTGCTCACCGACGCTCCAAACGGCTTCAAGCACTACGAGCGTGAAGCTCTTGAAACCGATGTCTACACGGACTTCGACACCGACAACCTCAAGGCGAAAGCCATTGAGCGTTATTCGTTCGGCTGCTCGAACTTCCGCGCAGGCTGGGGTTCACAGGGCGCTTCCTAATCGGACTCAGGGGGTGGCATCCGTCACCCCCTAACTATGGAGAAAATACATGACTCACTTCTCTGATGGTGTCCGGGCAGGCAGGAACTTTGCTAACAACGGCACGGCTTCGCAGCCGGGCGTCTACATGTCGCCGATCAATGTTTATGACATTGTTCCTGTGGCCTTGGATGCAGATGGTATCTGCGCTCAGCAGACACTGGCAGCAGCTGGCAACGCCCTGTTAAATGGCGCTCTGGCATCCGGCGGCACTGTTACCCTTGACGTTCCTCGCAACGTCATTGTTGACGCTGCTGGTGCAGCCACGGCTGTTCTGACGGTCACTGGCACCGACGTTTATGGTATTCCGATGTCGGAAGCCATTACGTTGAATGGCACGACTGCTGTTGC